CTTGTCGCGCTACGAGCGCAGCCATATCGCCCAGATCAAGTACGACGGCACTCGATGCATTGCAGTCTGTGAGCCGATGGGTGACGTCATGCTCGTCAGTCGATCAGCCAAGACGGACTACTCCTCACTCTATCCAGAGATATGCTCCGCGCTCAGGCAGACGAGCAAGAGGTGCGTTCTCGACTGCGAGCTGACCTTCTTCCGCAAGGACAGCGGCCAACCCGAATACGTTAAGGCGGATGCCCTACCGGAGACCATAGCGCCATATGACCCGACTCTGATGGTCTTCGACGTGCTGAGCGCAGGCGATCAAGACTATCGTGACTATGAGCAGGTCTACAGGACGAGCATCGTCGAATCCCTCTTGAGACAGATACCAACCCCTCACGTTAGGGGTGTGGTGACGTGGGAGACCGGATTCCAGACGCTATATGCCAACGTCATCGCCAATGGTGGGGAGGGCATCATTCTCAAGGACAGACGTGCCAAGTATCGTCACGACGGGAAGAACGACAATCGCTCCAAGGCGTGGCTCAAGGTCAAGCGCGACGACACCGCAGACTGTGTGGTGATGGGAGTCCAGACTGGCAATGGCAAGACGGCAGACACCTTCGGGGCGCTCATCATTGGACAATACGTTAATGGTGAGCTGGTAGAGGTTGGGAGGGCCTCGGGCATGACCAACGCAGAGAGGCGCATCCTGATCGGGATCGTAAACCACATCCAGACGTGGAAATACTCAGCCCTCATGGGCGACAAGTCCGTCCAGAGGCTCATCGAGCCCCGCCTCGTCGTCGAGGTCGAGTTCATGGAGCGCACGGATAAGGGACGCCTGCGCCATCCCAGATACCTGCGGATGCGCTCAGACAAGGAGCCCTGTGAGTGCACGATCTCAGGGGTGAAGGCAGAATGAACCGAATCAGAAGCATCGGCATGATCGAGATGCCCGAAAAGGAGATCAGGGAGCTCTGTCTCAAGCCCGGAGTCCATCGCTGTGGCAATGAGTGCGAGGACGAGGATGGATTCTGCCCTCTGGAGAACCCCTGCGCGGGAGGCTACGTTCTGATCAAGATCGTGGCAAACCCTGAGCAGAGGGTCAAGCCCACAGGCGACATACAGGTGGGCTCATGAGGCTGAAGAGGATCGCCCTTGGCACGGAGATCCGCTATGTGCAGTCGTGCTTCGATTGCCCCTGCTGTCAGGCGAAAACCCTAATGTATCCTACGCCGCACACTCTGTGCGTCTGCGGGCTCGGGAGTCACCTGCCAGAGGGAGTGCCGAAGCACGAGCTGGTAATGCCTGACACATGCAGGCTGGAGGATGCATAATGGCCAAGACTGAGATCAAGAGGATCAGCAACTTCAGTCAGCATGGTATCGAGGTCGTCAATCTGGCTCACTGCAAGGACTGGGGCAAGGATGGCGACTTCATCGTCGACCGACGGTCTCGATATGGCAACGGGTTTCGAATGGAGAACTACTCGGACGCCGAGAGAGATCGCGTCTGTGATCAGTATGTGATATGGCTGGTGGAGAGGCTCGATAAGGATCCCAACTTCCTCCTGCCCATACTCGATGCCAAGAGGCTCGGATGTTGGTGCGCACCCAAGAGGTGCCATGCCGAATCGATTGCGAGGGCGATCATAGGAATGCGGAGGACACAGGGATGAACGAACGGAAAGCATTAATCTGCGCGATATGCGCCTGCGACAGGTTCTTTCTCCTAAGGGAGGAGGCCTCTAGCAGCCAGATGGATCTGGTCTGCACAGGATGCGGAACGAACACGACGATATCTCTGGGAGGGTGCCCACCTCAGCCTGTGGACACCATTGTGGAGGCTCCGGAATGAACCTCTGGTTACTTGGGATAGTCCTCTGTCTGCTTGGAGGGGTACTCGCAGTCTGTGGACAGGTCCTTCCTGTCGTCTATGACTATCGGTTTCAGGGGTATAAGGCCATCAGGATCGGCGTCTGCTTCTGGATGGCGGGATCGGCCATCCTGATTGGTAGCCTGCTGCTGGAGGCGCTGGCATGACCGACGAGCGAAAGACCAGTCAGGCGTACCGGTGCGCGGCGGGACTTGTCAGGCACTACCGCAGGGAGGGCCATGACAGGGAGGAGGCCATCGAGATGGCGAAGGAGGCGCGTGGCGATGGATTCGTCTTCTGAGTGCCCAGAGGGGTACGAGTGGGAGTGCGTGGACAAGATCTCTGGCGTCTGCACGGCAGACTGCGCCACATGCCCATCCGTTCGCGTGTGCTCAGCCCTGTGCGCGAGCTTCGGCGTCTGCCCGGGGCCTGCGGAGAGGTGGGAGGGGCTCAAACGGAGGGCCTGCACGACCTGTGCGATGGAGGGGCATCTTAGGACTGGCACCAGCACATGCGTCGGGTGCGAGTTCTTCAGGAGGAAGGAATGATCCACGACTGTCGTGACTGCAAGCACATCGGGTGCGGCCACGCCTCAGATGAGCCCTGTGATGGATGGGAGCATATGGGTGGGATCAAGATGTCGTGGGCCAAGGCCCAACCGAGCAAGGCGACGTTCACGATCGAGCTCGTCGAGCTGCTCGTCGTCAGGCATGGATCGCACCACAACGACACCCTTATCACTGTGGAGCGCAAAGTGTGAGTATGGTGCTTTGGAGACCAGAGGAGGACGCGGCTCTTCTAAAATTGTGGCCGACTAAAGACTGGGAGGCTATTTCGAATGGCCTGCCGGGTAGAAGCCATTGGTCTATCAAGAGCAGAGCGTCTGCGTTAGGAGTCCGCAGACGTCCCTGTGATGTTCCTAGAAAGGGAGCTATCGTCTATGTCTCTCCCATAGACGGTAAGAAATTCTCTGTCTCGAGAGGGCAGAGATATATGACTACTGTGATCGAGGGCACTAATCGGCTTCTTCACAGAGTCGAGATGGAAAGAATTCTAGGGAGGCCCCTAACTCGGAGGGATGTGGTGCATCATAAAAATGGGGACAAGCATGATAATCGCCCAGAGAATCTCATGCTCACTACTCCCTCTGAGCACAAAATCGTAGATATCGCTCGCGCCGAGCGCGCAGAGAGGTTCATCAGATTCAAAGGACTCTGGAAGGAGTTCCAGAGGGTGGCAGCGTGAGCGCGTCGACTGTGGCTATGTTTCAGTCGTCCTATGCCACAACCTCGAGCGAGGGCGGGCTGTATCGTAACTGGAGAGAGGATAAGAACAGACTATCTGAGCGGCAGATCCAGAAGACGCTCAGATTAAGAGGTAAGAAGAAATGACACTGTTAGACGTAATTAGCGCCTTGCAGGCCACTCTGGCCAAACAGGCGTACGAGATCAGCGAGAAGGACAAGGAGATTCAGAGGCTGCGCAAGATGGCGATTCCAGACGGAATGAGCTACGCCGAGACTTGTCTGCTCAGGGCCAAACTGAACGCTGCGGTAAAGGAGATCGCTCGTCAGGAGGCGGATCTTACCTCTGCGAACAAGTTCCTCAGGGATCAGCAGGAGCGCATTCGAGTCCTCGAGGCCGCTCTCCTGTGTGGCAGCAGCTCTGGCAGCCGCGCCAAGGCCATCGCTCAGGCCCAAGAGGGCACTGACTGCGGGCAGGCGATCAGGGCGCTCAAGACTGAGATCGCCAAGCGAGATAAGGAGATCAAGCACCTACAGTCTGCGGTGGGCAAGAGGCGTGGCAAGGCCGACAGACTTGGCAAGAAGATTGCGGCACAGAATGCCGAGATCCATCGCCTGAACGAGCTCCTGAGGGCCATCCGTCAGAGGTATGAGGGAAATGGTGTCAAGTCCTTCGCTCGGATGGCTGATCCGCACGACGCCCTGAACACCAATTGCCGTTGCTGGATCAACCCCTGTGCTGACCAGCCTGTGGCCAGAGAGCCGGTCTGGAGGCAGGCCTTCGCATCACCCAAGGAGCTCCGGTCTGGAGACAAGGTGACGATCAACATCGAGGTCGAGGTCGATGGCCCGATGAAAATGAGCGTCACAGAGGTGGGGCTGTTCGGGACACTGATGGGGGTGCCCTCTGCCCCTGTGAGGGCCATCGAACGATACTTCGTCTACGACGAGCGTGGCATCATTCCTGAGCGTGAGGAATACGCCACCATGTGCCCAGACTGTGGAAGGATCTGCGGAGAGGGTGGGTGCCCAGAGTGTGCCGCAAACAGGGAGGCCCACCAGTGATCGCAGACCCGGGGGCCACGTTCCTGACGGCCTCTGCGGTGATGGTCACCCTCATCGCCATCACCCTTGGGTGGTACGTCTGGAGAATGAGGAGGCGGAGGTGATCCCCTATCAGCGTGCCCACATCCTGCGTCTGATAGAGGCCACCAATGACCTCTGGTGCCAGCCGGACTCCATCTGTCACGCGTGCCATCACACAGACGGGCCACTGAACTGCCTGTTCTGCTACTGCCCGCTATATGATCTCCCAGACTGCCCCGGTCAGCCTATATGGCTCCCGAACGGGATCAAGGACTGTTCCGGGTGCACGTGGCCGCATCAGACGGAGAACATCATGGCCCTGTTGGGTGGCATCGGCCACGGTGGGCCTAAATAGTTCGGCACCAACCCAGTGTCTGACGCGGTACGGGGCTACCTCCTTTTATCAGGGGTGGATGCCTACGTCGCGCAATCATCTCTAGAGGGACATCTTGCACGTCCTCTGGTGCGAACTGCAAATGCCATGCAATACAATAGGCAGACGGGAACGGGAGCCCGTCTGTCATCCTATTCTCTGTACAGGCGAACGCCTGTGATTTTATCCTAAGGCCACAAGGCAATATTGCCCTTGGCCGATCATGGTCGTGCCGTAGTGATCGCTCATCGCAGGGTGATCTGCCAACCGGTTGAACCGGTGGTGGCACCGGTGGCACGTTTGCTCAGATGGAGGATGGCCCGATGGGTATATGTGCTGGCAGACCAATCATTGCTCATGGCACCAATCGAAGCCCTAATAAAGGCCCTGACTGAGGTCTGGGCCACTCTGGCGGAGCCCGTGGGACTTGTCGGCACGGAGGTATTCTGATGGCGATCATTCTGGTTCACTCCTCAGACGGTGGAGACCACCTCGTGGCGGGCCTCTTTGACTTCCCAGACTACACCGCAGAGGAGGCGGCGGTCTTCTACAGGGGCTATCTGGCTCGCAGGGAGGTGGCCACGTCGACGACGTCGATGTGATCGCCCTCGTCAGGGCGATGGGCGACGAGGCCAAGGCTGATGGGCTCCTGATCGAGGTGTGCCGTCACCTCTCAGCCGATCAGCGCTGGATCTGCTGCTGCGCGTGCGACAAGTCCTCCAGACGGTGTTTCGCACGCGATCACTGGTTCTGCCCCACGGTCAATCTAAACGTCTGGTTGCCCGAGTCGGGACGGGGTAGGCAGCCCGGCTCTCCCCCTATATAATACTACCCTTTCTTCTGTCTACTCGCCTTACATAGCTACCCCTTTCTAGAAGTGGTTGTGAAGTTCTCAGTCTGTCTTTAGTTCGCTAAAATTGATTTTGAAGTTGGTGTTCACGTCTGAGAATCCTTCTTCTGTGATCTAACGTCTGTACCTCTGTGTAACTTCAAAATCAATTTTAACGGACTAAACTCAGTCTGTCTTCTTCACAACCACTTCTAGAATGGGGTTCCTTTTGTGTTTTGTCTGTGTGTCTGACGGGTGTCTGACACTTTAGTGGGTATCGGATGGGCATCGCATGGTTGTAGATACGGAACACAGACTGAGACGGGAACATCCGCAGACGTACAGACTGAGAGTATTGAGCCACAGACTAGGCCCTCCCGAGCCCTTCAAGCCTGCATGCAGGGTAGCCGTGGGTCTCAGTCTGTCGTCGAGGCGCTCAAGTCGTTCCGTAAGGGCCTACTCAATATCTCAGAGGGCGCTCAGGACAGCCCCACGCAGCCAGACGCAGCTGACAAGTCCCATCAAATGAACGAGATTAAGTCAGTTGTGGGCGACTTTCATGCAGGGCTCAAGGCGTTGTCCTGCGACGATCTCAAAAATAAGCCTGAGCCTGAGGCGATCGAGGTCGATGGTCTCAGAGGCCCGCGAGGCCCTCCGGGTAGAGATGGGCGAGACGGCAAGGATGGGGACGACGGGCTATCTGCTTATGACATCTGGGTAATGATGGGCCACAGGGGAACGGCTCAGGCGTTCCTCAGATCTCTCAAGGGAGATAAGGGAGATAAGAGGAGGGGGTGGAGGAGGATCCGCAGGAGCACCGGGTCTATCAGCCTATGAGATATGGCTTGCTTTAGGCAACGTCGGCACGGAGCAAGATTTCATTGACTCCCTCAGTGGTTCGTCTGCCCCAGTGTTTGGGATACTTGATGGGGGATCCCCGAGCTCAGCCTATGCAGACACCCCTGCGATAGACTGCTCGAATGCCTTTGGATTCATGGATGGAGGTCTTCCCTCCTCCTCTTATGTGGTGATATAAATGGTAGTCCAGATCAAATTCCGTAGGGGCACAGCCACAGAGTGGACTGCTGCCAATCCTGTTCTCGCAGAGGGCGAGCTGGGTATAGAGACCGACACCTCTCAATTCAAGCTCGGAGATGGGGCGACTGTGTGGAACAGCCTAGGCTATGGTGGCATACAGGGGCCACAGGGGCCACAGGGTGACCCCGGGAGTAGCACAGGGGATGTTGCGGGGCCGTCGTCTGCCACAGACAACGCTGTTGTGAGATTCGACGAGACCACCGGCAAACTCGTCCAGAACTCTGCCGTCACCATCGACGATTCCGGCAGCGTCAACATCCCGTCGGGGCAGTCCTACAAAAAGAACGGCACGGCACTTGCAGCAGCGGACGTCGGGGCGATTGCGGCAGCAACCGCAGCGGTGCCGGTGAGGTCGATATTCCTGTCCGGTGCGGGCGGATATCCGGCAACCACCCTGCCCGACGCCGGGTTTGTGACTGTCGAGGGAGCGACAAACAAGGTGGACTATCGCGGCACCAAGTTCGCCCATTCCGCCACCGCGCTCTCGTATCATGTCTGGGCGTTCCCGATGCCGGAGAACTACGATGGCGGCACGATGACCGCTGAATTCTACTGGGCGACCAACACGGTGGGTGCGACCGGGGATATCCGTTGGGTGATCCAGATGTTGATCCGGGGCAATGACGACCCGATAGATGCAGCGTGGGGTACCGCAGTTGGCGTGACTGATACAGTGTTGGCAGTCAACGATGTGCACATCTCGGCAACCAGTGGCGCAATCACTCCGGCGGGCACACCTGCGGGCGGCAAGAAATTGTTCGTCCGTGTAGCCCGGGACTTCGAGAACGGCGACACTTCAACCGCAGACGCGATCCTGCTTGATGTGTATCTGCATTACGGGACTGACCACTATTCGGATGTGTGATCATGCCGGACGACGGAAACTGTACTAGGGACGACTCGACCGACGGTGCGTACACAATAAGGAAATACACGTATCGCACAGGTGATGGCGCGACCACTTGGGAAGTACCATCCGGAGTTACCGAGGTTGAATACCTTGTAGTCGCTGGTGGTGGAGGCGGCGGCGGTCGGCGTGGTGCAGGTGGCGGAGCCGGGGGATATCGCACAGCAATCGGGTTTGCAGTATCGGGTACGCTGGATGTTGTCGTGGGTGCTGGAGGCACGGCAGGCACGCCAGCGGGCGTTCGTGGAGGCATCGGCGGCAATTCTACATTCTCAACCGTCACA